CGAAAATGAAAATAGGAATAAATTTATTTCAGATTTACTTATACATTTACCAGGCAATACATTATGTCTATACCAATTAGTTGAGAAGCACGGTAAGCCGCTACACGAAGCAGTCAAAAAATCTCAGTCAGAAGGATTCTTTGATGATAGGTTACGAAAGGTATTTTTTATCTATGGTAAAACAAGTACCACAGAAAGAGAAGATATACGAGCTATTGTTGAGGGCGAAACAAACTCTATCACTATTGCCTCGTATGGAACTTTTAGTACTGGTATTAATATTCGTAACATTCACAACATCGTGCTCGCAAGTCCTAGTAAATCCAGAATTAGAGTGTTACAAAGTATTGGAAGAGGGCTGCGTACTAGTGATAATAAAGATTCCGTTTTAATATTCGATATTGCAGATGACATGACTTTTAGAAAACAAAGTAACTTTACACTTAATCACTTTCAAGAACGCATAAATATATATAACACAGAACAATTCAACTATGAAATTACAAAGGTAAGACTAAGATGATATCAGATACATACAAAATCTTAAAACTCATTAGTGGTGAAAGCATTATTTGCGAATTATCCGAGGATGATGGAAAGTATGAAATTTCAAGGCCATTACTAATGAATGTTCATCCAAGAATGACTCGAAAGGGTATGACAGAATCTTTAGAGCTCACACGGTGGGTACAACCCTTTACGGAACAAAAAAGTTTCGAAATCGATCCTAAACATGTTATTATTATGTTACCTGCTTCTCCCGGCCTAAGTGTCTTTTACGAAGGTGTGATATATAAACTAGAAGATAGTGAAGAAATTTCTATAGTAGATAACTTTAAAGACGATGATATATATGATGAACTATTAGATGAATTAGAAACAGACAATAAATCAATTCATTAATGTAGTTCTAGAACCAAGGGACAAGCTTAATATAACACCATTTTATGGTATAGTCAAGGGTCTTTAAAATTATATTGACCCTTGACTTTATCTTACTAATGTAGTATAGTAGGTAAAGATTAAGGAGATTACCCATGGCGAAAGCAAAAGGCGAACACTACGTTGACAACAAAGCGTTTCTACAGGCAATGATCGAGTGGAAAGAAAAATGTAAAAATGCCGAGGAAGCCGATGAACGTATTCCACCTGTTACAAATTATATAGGTGAGTGTTTTCTAAAGATTGCACAACATCTATCATATAGGCCTAATTTTATAAATTACACATATAAGGATGATATGATTTCAGACGGTATTGAAAACTGTTTGCAATATTGTTCTAATTTTAATCCAGAGAAGTCATCGAATCCTTTCGCATACTTTACACAAATCATTTACTACGCATTCATCCGAAGAATTCAGAAAGAAAAGAAGCAAACCCACGTTAAAAATAGAATTGTAGCGGGTACAAACTACCAATCTTTTAATACAATGCCCGGTGATTCAACTAGTTACAGTATCGATAATTCTTTTGCAATTGATAATCTTCCGGCTGAAGATGTTTATAAACCTAAGACGGTAGAAAAAAAAAGTAAAAAGGGATTAGAAAATTTTATGGAAGATGATATCGATAGTGTAGCGGTGCTTGGTGATGAGCGTTGAAGATTGCAATTATAACTGACACTCATTTTGGTGCCAGAAATGATAATTCAAATTTTAATGATTATTTCTATAAATTCTATGATGATGTATTTTTTCCCACTCTAATTGAGAGAGGGATTACTGCCTGTGTTCATATGGGTGATGTTACAGATCGTAGGAAGTTCATTAGCTTTAAAACTGCCAGTGATTTTAGAAAGAGGTTCATCAACCGATTTTCTGAGCTTGGAATTGATCTTCATCTTATCATTGGTAACCATGATACATTCTATAAGAACACCAATGAAGTCAACTCAATGGAAGAACTTGTAGGTTCTGACAGGTGTAATATATACGCCGGCCCAGAGGTTGTGGAATTTGATGGTATACCAATTCAATTCATGCCGTGGATTAATAGTGGAAACTATGAACTTGCAATGACAGCATTGAAGACTTCGCCCGCACAGATTTTGATGGGACACTTGGAAGTAAATGGTTTTGAGATGCATAAAGGTTATATGGCAGAAGGTTCTTATGATAAAGAATTGTTCCGTAGGTTTGACCTATGCTTTAGTGGACACTTTCATCATAAATCCGATGATGGCCAGATATACTATTTGGGAACTCCATATGAGATTACTTGGAGTGATCACGATGATCCGAAAGGGTTTCATATCTTTGATACAGAGAATCGAGAGCTAGAACGTATCATTAACCCTCATAGTATTTTTGAGAAGATTTTCTATGACGATACTATTAAAGACTATACTAAAGAAGATGTATCTGGGTATAAAGATAAGTATGTAAAACTGATTGTGGTTAACAAAAAAGACCTATACCAGTTTGACAAGTTTACAGACAGGTTGCTACAAGCTGATGCATTTGAGGTCAAGATTATAGAAGACTTCTCTGAGTTGGATGCTGAGAATGTATCTGATGATATTGTAAACAATACTGAAGACACAATGACACTCCTAGAGAAATACATTGATCAACTGGATGTTACACTGAGCAAAGACCGATTGAAAAACACGATGCGGTCACTTTACACCGAGGCGCAAGATTTAGAAATATGATTCATTTTGAGAATGTGAGGTGGAAGAACTTCCTGTCAACTGGTAATAATTTTACAGAGATACAGTTAGATAGGAACTCAACCACATTAATTATTGGTGAGAATGGAGCTGGTAAGTCTACCATTCTTGATGCGTTGTGTTTCGGTTTGTTTGGCAAGCCTTTTCGTAACATCAACAAGCCCCAACTTCTAAACTCTGTCAATGGCAGTGCTGCACTTGTAGAGGTGGAGTTTCGTGTTGGAACTAAGAAAGTTAAGGTTGTTCGTGGTATCAAGCCAACTGTGTTTGAGATTTACGTCAATGGTAATATGTATAACCAAGACGCCAATTCCCGTGACTACCAAAAATATCTAGAGCAGCAAATCCTTAAACTCAACTATCGCAGTTTTACTCAGGTTGTTATTCTGGGGTCATCTACGTTTATTCCTTTCATGCAGCTAAAGTCTAAACACCGCCGTGAAGTTGTTGAGGAGATTCTTGATATCCAGATTTTCTCTATTATGAATATGCTTCTCAAGACACAGTTAAAGACTATTGTTGATGATATGCGTGAGGTTGATTATCAATATAATTTGACAAATGAAAAGATTACCCTTCAAGAAAAATATATTGATGAAATGTTTATGCATAAGGAAAAACTCATTCAAGAAAAAACTTCTTTGATTGGTGGAAATGAAGAAGAAGTTTTCAAAAAGAATTTGGATATAAAATTTCACACTGAAAAAAACATTGAACTCCTTAATCAAATTACTGACAATGATAGCGTAAATATAAAACATAACAAACTGAAAGATATTCAATCTCAGCTAAAAGAGAAACATAGGGCTCATACCAAACTAGTTGGTTTCTTTGAGAGCAATGAGGACTGCCCAACATGCCAACAACATATTGATGAAATCTTTAAGACTGATATGATTGATAAGAAACAGGGTGAAGCAGATAGAGTTGATAGCGGATTAAAAGAACTTAAAGATGAGCTGCATAAGGTCATCTCAAGACAGAATAATATAAAAGATATTGCTGATAAGATTCGGGAAAATGAAGTTCATGTTGCAAAGGAGAATAGTTCTCTTATTCAGCTTGAGAAATTTAATGCTACTTTGCAGTCAGAAATTGATCAGTTGATTGCTGGTGAAATCAACAAGAGTGATCATAATAAACTGAATGATTTAAAGAAAATTCTTTCTGGTTTTGATATGCATAAGTCAAAGTTGCGTGAAGATAAAACCTATGCAGAAGCTTCAAGGAATATGCTACAGGATACTGGTATCAAGACCAAGGTTATTAAGCAGTATCTTCCTATTATGAACAAGCTGATTAATACCTATCTCACCTCTATGGAGTTCTATGTAAACTTCACACTGAATGAGAACTTTGAGGAAACTATCAAGTCAAGATACCGTGATGAGTTTACCTACGATTCGTTTAGTGAGGGTGAGAAGATGCGTATTGATTTGGCGTTGCTATTTACATGGAGAGCAGTGGCAAAGATGAAGAACAGCACCAATACCAATCTGCTTATTCTTGATGAAATATTTGACAGTTCTCTGGATGGTACAGGCACAGATGAGTTCCTAAAGATTCTGAATACGCTTGGTGATGAGAATGTATTTGTAATCAGCCATAAACAAGATGCACTCGCAGATAAGTTCAAGGATACAATCAAATTTGAGAAAATAAGAAACTTCAGTCATGTGGTTGAGTAAAAAAAGAAATTAAATTTTAGGAAGATATCATGGGAAAACGCAGTAATTTTGAGAGAAAAGATAGGGACTTCTACGAAACACCGATAGAAGCAGCTCTACCACTAATTCCACACTTAGGATATGATTTTACATTTGTAGAACCTTGTGCTGGCGCTGGTGTTTTAATTGACCATTTAGAGATGAATGGTGGTCGATGTAATTTTGCCAGTGATATTGTGCCGCAACGTGGTGATGTTTTTCTGCGTGATTATCGACAACTTCATCCAGATAATATTTTGAAAACCGATTATATAATCACAAATCCGCCATGGAACAGGATATTGCTACATCCTATGATAGAACATTTTTCATCACTATGTCCGACATGGCTATTGTTTGATGCAGATTGGATACATACCAAACAAAGCATTCCATACATTAGTAAATTACACAAAATAGTAAGTGTTGGTAGGGTTAGATGGTTTGGTAATACAACAGGAAAAGATAATTGTGCTTGGTATTTATTTTGTAAAAAACCGGCAAAAGAAATTAAATTTTATGGGAGAGTGTAAAAATGGTTGAATCTCTGATTCATGTAACGGACCCAATTCTAAAGAAACCTCTGGAGTCCTGCTCTGATGATCTAGATCGTAAGGCATTAGAGGAAACCTTGCGTAATACGATGGATCATTATCAGGGTATTGGCCTATCTGCTAATCAAATTGGTATCAAGGAACGTGCATTTATAATGTATTCTGACGTTAAGAAGAAAGAGACAATTATTTGTTTTGATCCCCTGATTACAGAGTATCACCTTGACAAGATTATTATGGATGAGGGTTGTTTGACATGGCCTGGTCTATGGTTGAAGGTAGAACGATCAGAGGGTATTCGATGCATATATTACGATGTGAATGGTGAACTGGTACAGGTAGAAATGCATGGACTCGAATCACGAATTTTCCAACATGAATATGATCATATGGAAGGTACGAATTTCACCAAATTAGTGAGCCCATTGAAATTAAACATAGCTAAACGTAGAGCTACAAAGATGAAGAAGAAGTCACTTTTTCCAGTTACTTAGACCAAAAGCGTGACAGTAGTGACAAATATGTCACACTTTCCCTAAATATTCAATAAAACGACATTAGGGCCCATTATTCGTTTGACTTATCCTATTGCGTATGGTATTATTAATTATAGTGAGAAATAAGGAAATGAAAATGAATATGAAGATTAAAGAAGGCGACATGATTACCGAAGGCGGTATTTCTTATGTCGTAGAAAAAGATGAAGAAGGCACCCTGTGGGGTGTCAGTAATAACGCAGAATACGAAATCGAATTGAGTGAAGATTTTGTCCCTGATGCGCTATTTTCTTCTTGACAAAACCTTTTCCATATGGTAGCATAAGATATGATGAGAAATAAGGAAATAGACATGACATATGAAGAAATGCTGATGGCTGTGAATAAGAACCTTGATGAATTCCGTGTTGCGGGTGATATCAAGGCTTTCAATGCCACAAAGGTGATGAAGACAGAAATCATAAAAGAGATGGGTGCAGAGGTCGCCAAGGAATATGTCGAATTATTTGGAAAATAATGCATTTTCTTCTTGACAAAAATCCTTCCACATGGTATTGTAAGTTATGATGAAAAATAAATCGACACTCGCAAAACTCCTCGCCGAAGAAGATATCTTCGTTGTCCACAAGAAAATGGACACGGCATACTTCAATGCCAAGTCACGGGAGCTCGGTCTGCCCATCTGGAAAGATGAGGAAATGACCAAGGATATCTATGACTTGATG